TGTTGTTGATCTTTTTGCAAATTCTTTAGGAAATCTTTCTGTAAAAAATAATGTAAATGTTGTAGGAACAGTTAATGCAACATCCTATGTTGGAGATGGCTCTGGTTTAGATAATGTTGATCCCTTTGAAGCTAATACATCAATGATTTTTAATCAAGCATCTGCTCCAACAGGCTGGACAAAACAAACAGGTGCAGCTTTAGCAAATACAGCGATGTCAATCGTAACAGGAACAGGTGGAGGCACAGGTGGTACAACATCTTACTTTTCATCTTTCTTGGCAACAACTGATAAGTCTGCCCCCGCACAACCCGTTTCAGGTTCTGTTTCAGGAACAGTGGGTGGGCACACATTATCAACACCAGAAATTTCAAGTCACTCTCATCCATCAGTTAGAGGTGTATTTCCATCTGGTAATGCAACGTGGGGAGGTGGTTTTCCTCCTGGTAATACTCAGTACGCCTGTGGCACAAGTACTTTTACTAGTGGAACAGGTAGTTCAGGTGGTGGTGGTTCACATTCTCACCCTTTTAGTGGTTCTCTTGCAAGCGCATCAGCAGACGTCACTATTCCAGCAGCTGATGTTCAATACGCAAACGTGATTGTTGCTAACAAAGATTAATGCCTATATTTGATCCAGACGGAAAATGTCCGTTACTCAATAAAAAATGCATCAAACATCAATGTATTTGGTATAATATGCTTCAGGGAACACACCCACAATCAGGAGCTAATGTTCAAGAATGGGGATGCTCAATTGCTTGGATTCCTTTATTATTGGTTGAAAATGGAAGACAAACAGTAGGAGTACAAGCGGCAACAGAATCCTTTCGAAACGAAATGGGAAATACTCAATCAGCCATGAAAAAGCTTCTACAGACTAATGATTCAGCTAAAAATCTAGCAATGAATGCAGCTAGTATATTTGAATTGATAGGAAATCATCAAAGAGCGATTGAAAAAAATGATCCTAAAATGGAAGATGAAACTATTAGACAATTAAGCAATAATAAGATAAAAACAAAGAAAGGAAAAAAAGATGGCAACAACAGTAAATAACACAACAGCAAATCAAAGAATAACGATTGTTTTTGATGCTGATATAAATCTAGATAATGAAAATGATGGTCCAAGATTTGGTACAGGAAACACAGAATCAGATGTAATGATTGATAATAAATCTTATTCTAATATTAGATCCCATACTGAAATTGATGCTAATGTTCATGCTTTACAATGGAATGCAACTATGAATACAGGTGAATTAGAATACATCGATAATAGAGAAAATGAATCTTTATCTTCCTTTCCTCAGTGGGCAACTAATGTTGTTATAAGATGTGAAGCTGAAGATATTTGGCAAGCTGCTTATGATGCAAATGTTGCAGAACAAAAGGCGACTTGGACTGCCGCTAATCCTAATCCAGTTCAGTTTGTTGATTTTTTTGAAGCTAACACTACACAAGCTACAACTGTAGCAGATACAGCCAGAACAAATTATCTGACTGCACACAGTATTACTTACTAAGTTTTCTGTGTATAAATAAAAATGAAAGAATATATTTTAGAAGTCAAAAAAATAATACCTCAAACTTTTTGTAAAAAAATTATTTCTTATTTTGATAATAATTATCAAGATGCTAGCACTGCTAGTGTTGATGGCAGTGTAGTTAATAAAAATATTAGAAACTGTTTAACAAAAAACATTTTAGAAACTAAAACATTTGGTGAGCTCATTTGTTCTAATGCAATTAAAGAAAAAATATTTGAATGTGTTTCTCATTATAAAGAAAAATTTACTAATATACACATTAATAAAATATCTCAATTAGACATCCTTCGATATGATGCTAACGAACACAAAGCAGGTTATAAATTTCATGAGGATTTTGGACTGACTTGCACCGAAAGACATCTATCTATCTCTATTTGTTTAAATAATGAGTATAAAGGTGGTGAGTTTGTATTTAAGTTAGGAGATGGGAGTCAATTAACAATTCCTCAAAATACAGGAGATGCAGTGATTTTTCCCTCCAATTTTATGTTTCCTCATCAAGTCAACAAAGTTACAAAGGGTACACGATACGCTTTAATAGGATGGGTGATCTAATGCAACCAATTTTTATCAAAGAATTTTTACCTCAACAAATTTTAAATTTGGCTTATTCATATTCAATTATTAAATACTCAAATCAAAAACAATTTAATATTGATAATCAAACAAATTCTTTGATAGGCGAACATGCAGACTATTTAATGGAAACTTTGATGGATATGAGCACTTCTGTTGTGGAACAAAATGTAGGCAAAAAACTATGGCCAACATATTCTTATTTTAGAATTTATGATAAGGGGTCTGATTTAAAAATACACACAGACAGAGAGTCTTGTGAGTATACAGTGGCTTTGTGTTTAGGGGCTGATCCTGTCGATCATTCTTATGAAATATTTATGGGCAAAGAAGATAACACGTCTGATTATAAATATTACGATGACAAAGGTAATTATAACAGATATCGAATTGATCATAAATTTTCGATGTTACCTAATAATGCAGTTATTTTTAAAGGAATGGATAAAATTCATTGGAGAGAAGTGTGCACACACGATCATTTCATTACGGTATTTTTACATTATGTAGATCAAGAAGGTCCTTATAAAGACTACAAATTTGACAAGAGAGATTCTTTAGGTTCATCAAAGTGAAGTTTTATACTTTTGGTCTTCAAAGAACTTGCACTAACTTTGCAAAGCAGTTAATTCTTCAAAATTTTCACAGCGAATGGGGAAATATTAATGATTTTGGTCATTGGTCTTGGAAACACAGTCCTGACGCAGAACAAGCAACTGCTAGTTTATCATCAGAAACACCTTTAATTTTTTGTTATAAAACACCTCTCATGTGGATGGAAAGTATTATTAGGAATGATGTTGATTTTATTAATCGTTGGGGTTTAGCAAAGTATCCTGATTATCACGATGAAGAGCTTTTATGGGAAAACGCTTTGTATAAATTCAGTATTCCCCTTGCTATTGAAAAATGGATTGAGTTTCATACGGAGTGGATAAAATTCATACATCGTTCGAATTATATTATAATGAATCAAAGAAAAATGTGTGACCAACCCAGAGCGGTAGAAGTTTTATCTTTGATAGAAAGTAAGTTAAAACTACAAAAGAAAAATCCTCAATGGATATTATTTACTGATGCAGTTGATTATCGTGTTCGTATGACCGATAAAAGTTTTGACGAAAGAAAAAAGAACTATCTTCAAAATAAAACAACTAAATTGACTGATAAGCAGATACAATATATTAATAATAAAATACCACAAGAAATTATAAATTTCTTTGAGAAGGAGATATAAATGATCAAACCAGAAGATTTAAAAGATAAGAATTTCAAAATATCCATAGGGATGCCTATGTATGGAGGACTGTTAACCGAGAACACCATGCACGGATTATTACAACTCCAACAATGGTCTATCGCCAAAGGGGTGGGAATGCGAATGCAATCCATGGGCAATGAAAGTTTAATTACTCGTGCTCGTAACACGATTGTTTCCATGATGATGGATGATACCAATTATGTAGCCACACATTTATTGTTTATTGACTCCGATATTGGATTTCAAGCTGAAAATATACAACGCATGCTTTGTTTTGATAAAGATGTAGTCTGTGGTATTTACCCAAGGAAACATGTTCATTTTGAAAAAATACCTCAAATACTAAAAGATAACCCTGAAGCAAGCCCTGAAGAATTAGAGGTTAAATCTCTAGGATATAATCTTAATTTTGATGATCCCATGAATGTTAAAATGGAAAATGGTTTTTGTAGGGTACAGGAAGCAGCGACAGGAATGATGTTGGTTAAAAGAGAAGTTTTTCGTACCATGATGAAAAAGTTTCCTGAGCGTAAATATGAATCTGATCAAATTATCAATGGTAAGTCTTTTAAATCTGATAACTGTTATGACTTATTCTGTGCAGGTATCTATGAAACAAAACCAGGCACTAAAAGATATCTATCCGAAGATTATTACTTCTCAAGATTATGGCAAGAATGTGGTGGAGAGATATGGGCAGATATTGCTATGCCTCTAACACACTTTGGAAATAGAGCTTTCAAAGGTCATGTTGGTTCTTTATTTCAG